CGAAGGCGTGGAACGCCATGCTGGAGGCAGCGAAGGCCGACGGTCTAGAGTTTTCTCATGTCGGTGCGCTGCGCACGTTGAAGGAACAGGAGTCACTGTTCGCTTCCCGCTATACGGCGAAAGCGTCAAAGCGTGTACCGCAGATTACCCGTACCTACAAGGGCAAGACGTGGTTTCTCAAGGATGGCATGGCTCCGGCTGGCACCCCTGGCACCTCGAAACACGGCTGGGGTTGTGCGGTCGATGTCGCCGCCATTGTCAATAAGAAACTGGTCAGTCTCGGTGGTAGCCAGAAGCATGTTGACTGGTTGAAGGCGAACTGTGAAAAGTTCGGCTGGGCATGGGGCGTGGGCGACCCCAACAATAAAGAGTTTGAAATCTGGCACCTCGAATGTTACGATTGTGACAACCTGCCTGTCGAAATCGTCGGTGGTACTGTCGAACAGGCGACGAAGGTTGCGAAGCCGTCCCGTAAGGAACGCAAAGGACGAAAGGGTTTGAAAGGGTAGTGCCGTGGCGAGAACTTTTGCCGGTCTTTTTCTTCTTGGTGTGGCTCTCATTGTTACTGTTGTTGTTGGCGGTCGTGTTCTCGAACGACGCTGGGACCACAAAGGGTTCTACGAATGAGCGAAGCGATCATCGTTGCAGTGATTGCAGCGGTCGGCGGTGTCCTCGCTGCACTTGTACAACAGATGCGTAAAGAGAATTCTTCAGACCACGCAGTCGTATCCGATTCGTTAAACAGAATCGAAAGCAAGTTGGACGGTCACATCAACGACCACCTTAAAGGCGACATCTGACCCTGATAACCTGCGTCTCCTTATGACGCAACAGGACATCGACATCCTCATCAAATACCTGCAAAAAGCCATCGTCCCGCAGGCAGAACAAGCCCGATTTATCAAGGCTTTTGAGAGGCTCCTGAACCTGAAACAAAAGTCTAGACAAGCCGCATAGTAGCCTTGGGTCTATGACAGACCCCAAGAATTTTCTTGTCTGCCCCGCCTGCGGCGTCGGCTGGGACATCTCAGAAGGCCGCTTCTGTTGGGTATGCAAAACAGAAGGCGAAGCAGACTGGGTAGATGATGAGCCAGCATGAAACAGTTCTCATCTCATGGGCTGACGCACACCAAGGCGAAGGCCATTGGGCGACACTAGAAGAACAAGAATCCGGTGAGCACATCGTCAACACCTGCGGGTTCATCATCCCCGAACAGGACGGCGGGAAAGCAGGGCATGTCACTATCGCCCAGTCTCATTCCCCTGACGATTTCTACGACCACATCATCTACATCCCGCAAGGGATGGTGCGCAGCATCACATTCCTTCGACCTTTCACGAAGGATTTGCCTGCTTGATAATGAAGGTTTGCTCTAAATGCAAACGTCGCAAGCATCGAAACAAATTCCCTAAACGGGCTGGCGCTTCTGACGGGCTGCTCGGTCGCTGCTTTGTCTGCTACAACAAAGAGAAAGCAGCATGGCGGGAACGGCACCCCGATAAATACAAGACGATCACGCAACGGTACCGGGACAAAGACCCCGACAAGATTCGTGACAACAACCTGCGCAACAAGTACGGCATCAGCCTTGACGACTACAACAAGTTGCTTGCCAAGCAGGGCGGGGTGTGTGCAATCTGTTCGCAACCTGAGCGTATGAAGAACGGCAAGTCAGGCAGAGTGTCCCCTCTTGCGGTCGATCACTGCCACGGAACAGGCCGTGTCCGGGGCCTGCTCTGCTTCTCTTGCAACGTCGCTTTAGGCAAATTCAACGACGACCCAAAAATTTTGAGAAAAGCCCTTGACTATGTAACACCCCCTCGTTAGAGTGCTGACCAATCAGTACAACAACAAGAAAGGGGAACCCTCATGGGCCTCAATCGTTACCGTATTACCAAGCCCGCCCACGGTGGGCAGGAATGGTTGAACGAAAGGTTCTGGGACGCTAACGGCAACCGCCGTGTCTCAGCCTCCGCTGTCGCAGCAATCTACGGGCTGCACCCGTTTGTTCCGATAGACCAGTATGCAGCCGAACTGCTGTCCGAGCATCCGCCTGCACCGTCAGTGCCGAGCGCAGCGATGGAACGAGGCAACCGTCTCGAACCGTTCTGCATGGAGTGGGCATCAGACAAACTTGGTCTCCCGTACTTCACGCCGGACGAAATGTTCGTTGCCGAATCGAAGGGCGGGGCACGCATGATCGCCACCCTTGACGGCTTCTACGAGAAAGGCGACATCCGTCAGGTGTTGGAAATCAAGACGACAACCCGTGAATGGACAGGTGTTCTGCCCGACTACTGGCGTATCCAAGGTATCCAGCAGGCGATCTGTGCAGATGTGCAAGAAATCATTTGGGCGATCTTTGACCCGTCGATGAACCTGTACCTGCACACGCAGTTCGTCAGCCCTGCTGAACAGGCCGAGCACATCTCTGCTGTGGAGAAGTGGCTGAACGCTATCGACCTCGGGATGACTCCGGCTGGGGTGAAGTGGTCGTACGAAACCATCGTGACCCGCTACCCGAAGTCCGAACCTAAGACAGTGGAGTTGGATGAGCAGGTCGCTGACTTGATCGCCCGTCTGAAGCATGTCAAGTCGGAGTTGAAGTCGTACGGCGAACTGGAAGACCAGTTGAAAGCAGAGTTATGCGAGTTGATTGGTGACGCAGACACCGCTACCATCAGTGGAACGGTTGTGGCTACATGGAAAGGCCAGACCAGGGACTCGCTGGACATTAAAGGTTTCAAGGCTGCGATGCCTGACATCGCCAAACAGTTCTCTAAGCAAGTAACAACTAGGACATTGCTCCTGAAAGGAAACAAGTAATGGAAAAGACAACAGTACAAATCATCGAATTGTTGAACAAGGTGATGGAGGATGTTGGTGCAGTCCGCAAAGGCGACCGCAACAGCCAACAGAACTTCAACTTCCGTGGCATCGACGCAGTAATGAACGCTGTCTCACCTGCCCTTCGCAAGCACGGTGTGGTTGTCACACCAGAAGTACAGTCGTGCGAATTCGGCACTGTCGAAATCGGCAAGAACCACACCAGCATGGGGCATTGTCGTGTCACTGTCACCTACAAGTTTTGGGCACCGGACGGAACGTTTATCCCCGCAACTGTGGTTGGTGAAGCGATGGATTCTGGCGACAAAGCCCACGCTAAGGCTATGTCGGTGGCGTTCCGTACATGTCTCTTGCAGACGTTGTGCTTGCCTACTGATGAGATCGACCCTGACGCCGAGTCCTATGAGCGTGCGCCAGCACGGGGTCGTGCACCGAAGGTCAGCGAACCTGTGGCGCAGGAGACTGACGAACTGTCAGCCGAACAACGCCAACAGTTGCAAGCAGCCTGTGCGAAAGCAGGCATCGACCCGTCCGCTATGGCAGCGAACGCAGGCTTGGACTGGGCGGGAGACCTGAAGAACAGCGACATCCCCGCACTCCGTGCATCGTTTAAAGAACTGAAGTCATTCAAGGAAGGAAACTGACATGGCAAACCACCGCACCGTAGACCCGACAGCAGAACACGCATCGAACCGTGTCATCGGCATCCGCATCATCGACCGACAGGTTGAACAGTTGGATGAGATGGCAAAAAACCGTGGCATCGGACGCTCACAGTTGATTCGACAGTTGATTCAGGACGCATGGACAGCCGACCAGCAGCCCGAACCTTTCTAAAGCACGGCGTCTACAACAGTTACAAGAACGGATGCAGATGCGACCCTTGCAAAGAGGCTTACTCTGCGTGGAAGAAAGCACGAATCATTTTGTTGCCTTTCGACCCGCTACTAACTGTGATGACGAAAGAACAGAAGGCTAGCCACGCCAACCTGATCGCAGCCAAGAAAGGTGGGGACATCTCGTTGTTCCATGCCGACAAGTTGTGTTGCAAGTTCGGGTTCCATCCGTGGCAGGTGTATGGCGATTTATATTTTCGAGATATTTGGGAGAAAGATGAGCAAGCAAAAACAAAAGGGGACTCGGGCCGAAAGTGCGGTCGTTGAGTTTCTGAAACAGAACGGGTTCCCGTATGCGGAACGTCGGGCGTTGACTGGTTCCGCCGATAAGGGTGACATCACGGGTATCGGGCCTGTTGTGATTGAGGTGAAAGACCATCAGAAGATTACGTTGGCTCAGTTTGTGTCTGAGTTGAAAGAGGAAGTGAATAATGCGAAGGCTCAGACTGGTGTGGCTGTCATCAAACGGCGGGGTACTTTGCAGGTGGGTGACTGGTACGCCGTGATGCCTATGTCATGGTGGGTCGATTTGTTGAAGGAGGCTGGTTACTGATGAAGTGGAAACCGTTTAGTTCTGGCACGCCGTATACCTGTAAGGATTGTCCGGCTTACGCAGATTTGAAGGCTGAGACTGAGCGTTTGCGGGTAGCGATTCGGCATTTGTATTTCAACGAGGGCGTTTGCTATGGGGACAACTGCGACGAATGTGAATTGGTTTTCGGGCTGTGCGACGATGAGGCGGTGCGTGGTGAGTGACGACATTGTGACCCGACTACGGGCGTACAACATCGGAAACATTGCGCATGAAGCGTCATCCCATATGGAGGAAACGCTGTACGAAGCCGCTGATGAGATTGAACGCCTACGGGCAGACCGTGACAGGTGGCGGAACTGGGCGGAAGAGTTTTTCTACACCGACCCGGACTGCGAGTGCCCGTTGTGCGACCAAGTGCGAGCAGCCATTGGCAAAACCATTTGACCGTACCCTGTACGCCCGTGACGATGATGCCAAAGAAGACGTCATTGCGTGGGTCGCACGACACTACGGCTACCACCTGTATGTGAACCCCGACCAATATGGCATCGACTTGCTGTGCGCTAACGGCTGGTCGTTTGAGGTTGAGGTGAAACACAACTGGCGTGGCGCTCGGTTCCCGTATCAAGAGGTTCATTTCTCTGCACGGAAACTGAAGTTCGCTAACCGTCGCAGCATCTTTGTCATGTTGAACAGTGAACGGACGCACGGTCTGTTGGTTGCTGGTGATGTGGTGCGCAGGTGCAAGATCGTGCGGAAGGCTACGAAGTACACGGCTGATGAACAGTTCGTGGAGGTTCCTGTCCGGTTGACTCAGATTGTCACGATAAGATGAAAGGATGTGTCTAACACTTGGAGGTTTATGAGAAGTAACTAACCCTGTTCGTCAAACAAAGGAGCCACCATGCGCAAACGCATCTTGACCCCCGTAATACTGTCCCTATCCCTACTCGCTGCAAGCCCCGCATTGGCCTCTGAAACGCCTCAGGAGGCTCGCAGATGCGACCGAGCCATCGAACTAGCCCGACAGGTGGGCTGGCTCAAGAAAGACCTGCCGTACCTGAGGTACATCCTGTGGCGTGAGTCACGATGCCAACCAGATTCTATTGGCAGGAACCGTGACACAACCGGAAGGGTGACATCGGAAGACCTCGGCTACGCACAAATCAACGACCGATCTTGGGTCACCTACCTCAAAAACCAAGGCATCATTCAGCAAAGAGAAGATTTGTTGAAGCCTAAAACGAACCTCAAAGCAGCCCTCGAACTACTACGGTATTCGGTACGCCACGGCTACGACCGTTGGCACCAATGGAGAGGAACAAGTGGCAAATAAAAAGCAGCAATGGCACTGCGCACGCTGCGACACAACCCTCACAACATTCGTTCGGCTATCGCAACAGCCGACCCACATCTGCCCTAAGGCAGCAAACAAAAACAAACCACTATCCCCGGTACAGGAGGGGCAACATGAGTAATCACATCACCATCCACGGCAATGTCAGCCAAGACCCAGAACTGCGAGTCACCCCGAAAGGTATGAACGTTCTCTCGTTCAACGTCGCAGACTCCTACGGCAAAGACGACAAGAAGAAGACAACGTTCCATTCGATCACCGTCTTCGGACAGTTGGCGGAGAACGTCGCATCGTCCATCAAGCGTGGCGACAGCGTCATCGTCTCCGGTCGTGTGGAGGTAGAGGAATACCAGAAGAAAGACGGCACGAAAGGCAAGTCG